CTTCAGGCGTAGGTACTGGAGGTTCTAAGAGTGGTTCAGTTAACGTTCCAAAATAAAGGTAGTAAATTATGGCAATGCTTGAAGGGCAAGGCTACGCAGCCTCAAGGTACGCTCAGTTAGAAGCTGACCGTGACACATTCCTTCAAAGAGCGAGAGATGCAGCCGAACTAACTATCCCTCACCTTATGCCACCAGATGGACATACGGGGTCTACAATTTATAAGACCCCATTCCAAGGCGTAGGGGCTAGAGGTGTAAATAATTTAGCGAGTAAGTTGTTACTAACATTACTCCCACCTAACAGTCCTTTCTTTCGTCTTATGATTGACGATTTCGACCTTGCTGAGATTGGAGCAGGAGATGCTCGTGGTAAGGTAGAAGAGGCTTTAGGTCGCATCGAAAGAGCTGCCCTTCAAGAGATTGAAGCAACAGCCATCCGCGTACCTGTATTTGAAGCTTTAAAGCAACTTATTGTATCAGGTAACTCGCTTGTTTACCTCCCGAAAAAAGGAGGTATGAAGGTATTTCGTCTAGACCGTTACGTAGTCAAACGTGACGCTATGGGCAATCTATTAGAGATTATTACTAAAGAGTCTATCTCACCGAAAATGCTTCCTGAAGAAGCTCAGATGTTATTGAAATCGGAGGGGTCAGACGAACCTGTAAACAAGAATCTCGACCTATATACTTGTATAAAACTTATTGATAACAAATGGGATGTACACCAAGAAGTATCTGGTATGGATGTACCAGGTAGTAAGGGTACTTTTCCAAAAGATAAAAACCCATTTATTCCTTTACGTTTCTCCCGCATTGATGGCGAGGATTACGGTAGAGGATATGTAGAAGATTATATTGGTGATTTAAAGTCACTGGAGGGTCTTACTCAAGCAATCGTAGAAGGTTCTGCGGCTGCTGCAAAAGTACTCTTCTTAGTACGACCAAACGGCACAACTAAAGCTCGTGCATTAGCAGAGTCTCCTAACGGAGCTATTGTTAATGGTGATGCTGCTGATGTGACTACGTTGCAAGTACAAAAGTCAGGTGACTTCCAAGTAGCATTAGCTACAGCGCAAAACATTCAAGAACGTTTATCTTTTGCTTTCTTACTAAATTCATCCGTTCAGCGACAAGCAGAGCGTGTAACAGCAGAAGAAGTTCGCTTCATGGCTCAAGAATTAGAAACAGCCCTTGGTGGTGTGTACTCAATTCTAAGTCAGGAGTTCCAACAACCATTGATTAAGATATTGCTTTCTAGATTAGAGAGTACTGGCAAGATGCCTAAGATGCCTAAAGATACAGTTAAGCCTACTGTGGTTACTGGTCTTGAAGCTCTTGGTCGTGGTCAGGACTTAAACAAGTTAGCAACTTTCTTACAATACCTACAGCCATTAGGTGCTGAGTTAATTCAGTCCGAAATGAACGTAGGTGATTATATAGACCGTCTCGGTGCAAGTCTGGGAATTGACACCAATGGTCTTATCAAATCGGATGAGCAAAAGGCTCAAGAAGCTGAAGCTGCAACTCAAGAACAGCAAGCAGCCCAAATGATGCAAACTGCTCAAGATATGGCAACAAAAGCAACGCCTGAAATGATGAAACAGATGGCGATGCAACAACAGGAATCCCAACAGGGATAATAAAATATGGCAGAAACTTTGAACACATTTGAAGAACAGGCACCTGATGAGGCGCACGAACAAGCTATGCTTGAAAAGGGTGAGCAACTAGAACAATCCGCAAGCCCTGAGCGACCAGAATGGTTGCCTGAAAAATTTAAAAACGCTGAAGACATGGCTAATGCTTATGCAGAGCTTGAGCAGAAACTAGGTCAACAGCAACAAGAAGAACAAACCGAAGAACCTAAAGAATATGACAATACGGACGATGCTGAGGCATCACAAGTAGCTCAGGCTTTAGATAATGTAGGTTTGGATTTTAACGTATTCCAAGATGAATATGCTGAAACTGGTGAACTTTCCTCTGATGCTTATAACGCATTAGAAGAGAAAGGTTTTAACCGAGAACTCGTAGACAGTTGGATTGCAGGTCAAGAAGCACTTGCATCAAAAACTACAAATCAAATCTATGATATGGCAGGTGGAGAGGAGCAATATTCTGGTTTAGTCCAGTGGGCTTCTGAAAACCTTTCTGAGTCAGAGATTGATGCGTATAACGCTAATGTGGAGTCTGGTGATTTATCTCTAGCACAATTTGCTGTTAGTGGATTGGTCGCAAGGTATCGTTCTGAAGTGGGCAATGAACCACAACTTGTACAAGGTGATAATGCCTCATCTTCAAGCGGGGCGTTCCAAAGCGTAGCAGAACTAACTGCTGCCATGCGTGACCCCAGATACAACAACGACCCCGCATATCGGAAATCGGTAGCTGACAAGCTATCTCGTTCCAAAGTGTTCTAAGTGTCTACTTTTAGGGGAGCTTCGGCTCCCTTAACTTAGAAAATTACGAAGCAATAACAAACTGAATGATTACCTTTGACCCTCTGCGGAGGACAATCTTAGAGAAAAGGATGTGAGGATATGCTGAGTAGAATTTAACTCAACTTAACTTTACTAAAAGGTAATTAATTATGGCTTTTCCAACAGACCAAACAGTTTCCCGTTTAGGGCAACAAAACGCAACAGGTGACGCTCGTTCCCTGTTTTTGAAACTATACGCAGGCGAAGTACTTACAGCTTTTGAAGAGCGTAACGTATTTATGCCTCTACACCGTACTCGTACTATTCAGAACGGTAAATCTGCACAATTCCCATTAACTGGTGCTGCGGTTGCAAAATACCACACTCCTGGTTCATTAATTGAAGCAGATGCTGTTAAGCATGGTGAGCGTGTTGTAACTGTAGATGACTTGCTAATCTCTAGCCAGTTCATCGCAAACATTGATGAAGCAATGAACCACTACGATGTTCGTTCAATCTACGCTAAAGAAGCAGGCTATGCTCTTGCTAACACAGCGGATAAGAACGTTGCTCGTATTCTTGCTAAATCAGCGGCAATTGATAACGCAACTAAAGCAGCAGCAGCTTTCGGTACTGCATTTAATGATGAAATCTATACTTCAAACATTACAATCGGTACAGTAACAGCAGACGCTACAAATGGTGCAAAGATTGTTGCAGCAATTTATGACGCTCTTGAAGAGTTTGATAAGAAAGACGTAACTGGCGACAAGGTATGTGTATTACCACCTGCTCAGTACTACGCTCTTCTTAATGCTACTGACGTTACTTCAGCTACATGGTTGAACAAAGACATTGGTGGTTCTGGTTCAGTATCAGCAGGTGTTGTTCCTCAAGTTGGTGGTGTTAGCATCTATATGTCTAACCACATTCCACAGACTGATGAATCTACAACTGGTTTAACTCCTGACCCAACTTCACGTGCGGGTGCATATAAGTCTAACTTCTCTAAACTACGTGGTCTCATCTTTACTGCTGATGCCGCTGCTACAGTTAAGCTTATGGATTTAGGTGTTGAATCCGAGTATCAAATCGACCGTCAAGGTACATTGATGGTTGCTAAGTATGCTATGGGTCATAACATCCTACGTCCTGCGTGTGCAATTTCACTAAACGCTGTTTAATCAGTAATTATAGGGGACTCCTTCGGGGGTCTCCTTTTTTTTAGGAAATAATTATGACTCCAAATACCAAGCTAGAAGCTGTCAATATTATGCTCTCAGCAATTGGTGAGGCTCCTGTAAACCGACTTTCTTCTGGATTGGTTGAGGCGGAGACTGCTGAGACTATTCTGAATCAAATTAACCGCTCTGTTCAAGCAGAGGGTTGGCATTTCAATCGTGAAAAAGATGTTCAGATTGACCCAACTAATAGTGGCGAGATTGTTCTTGCTGCAAACACCATCCGCGCAGATGCGATGGTAGAACACAACACTGAGTTCGATTTAACTCAGCGTGGTGGTAAAATGTACGATTTAACAAACCATACTTTCAACATCGGTAAAGCAATTAAATTAGATGTTGTTTATGAATTAGATTTTGCGGACATCCCCGCTGTAGCAAGACGCTACATTGCTGTTAAGGCTGCCCGTATCCTTCAAGACCAAGTTGTTGGCTCTGGAGATTTACATACATTCAATCAGAATGATGAAATGGAAGCTCTTATGCAATTAAGAGATTTTGAGAACGAAACTGCGGATTACAACATCGCTAATAACTATGACGTTTTTAGAGTGTTTGACCGTATAGGAACTAAGAGAGTGTACTGATGCCTTTAATTAATGGGTCTATTCCAAACATGATTAACGGGGTATCTCAACAGCCACCATCATTACGTCTAAGGACTCAGGCAGAATTACAAGAAAATGCTTTATCTAGTGTTGTTGCGGGTCTAGTTAAACGACCTTGTACTAAACATATTGCAGAGCTTACTAGCCTTAGTGGTCTTAACGTTGCTTCTGCGTTTATACATACTTCACGTAGAGATGCTGATACCCTAAATACTTTAGTTGTCACGAACAACTCAGGTACTGCAAATTTAAAACTAATAGATAAAGACGGTAACGCTTTAACAGTTACTGGTTCTACAACCTATTTAAACGCTGCTACCAACCCTGCTGAAGATTTATCAGCCGTAACTGTAGCAGATGTAACATATATACTAAATAAGAAGAAAACTGTAGCAATTAACTCTGCTACTACTCCACTGCAAGCCGCTAATCGTACTTACGAGGCTCTCGTTTATGTTAAGCAGGGAGATTATAGAACAGATTATACGTTGAAGGTGCGCCGCCCAGGTGGTTCATATTCTTCACAGACATATACTACAGGTTATTCTACCAACACAGCTACTGCTGACACACAAGCTGCTGAAGCTAGTATCAAAACTGATAATATTGCAAATCAGTTGATGAATATTAGTTTACCTTCTGGTGTTAATAAAACACGTTATAACAACGTTATTCACCTTTACTCTACTACTGAGTTTGAGGTCGTTGCAGAAGACTCTCGTGGTAATACCAACTTACTAGCATTTAAAGATGAAACGCTAGACTTTAAGAAGTTGCCACCAGACGGAGCTAATGGCTTTATCATTCGTATTACTGGAGATAATGCCAAGGGTCAGGACGATTACTATGTACAATTAACTACTGGTACTGTCGGACAGGGTGTATGGAAAGAAACAGTTAAACCTGGAATTAAATACAAGTTTGACGACACAACCATGCCTCACCAATTGAGGCGTACAGGTGCAACTACCTACGTGTTTGAACCAATCACTTGGGCAGAACGTGAATGTGGTGATGATGAAACTAACCCATTCCCAGTGTTTGCTGAAGATGGTCTTACATTGAATGATATATTCTTCCACAGGAACCGCTTAGGTTTCTTATATGATGAGAATATTATTCTATCGGAGTCAGGTGCTTTTGATGAGTACAATCTCTTCCGTAAGACAGTTCTTACAACGTTGGACAGTGACCCGATTGATGTAGCGGTTTCTAATAACCAAGTATCAATCCTAAAACACGCTGTACCATTCAATGAGTCATTGTTGCTGTTCTCAGACCAAACTCAATTTAAACTAAACGCTGCGGATTATCTTTCTCCAGATACCGTAACGATTGATGTATCAACACAGTTTGAGGCATCACTAAAAGCAAAACCTGTAGGTGCAGGTCGTTATGTCTTCTTCCCTGTTAAGAGGGGTAAGTGGGCAGGTTTACGCGAGTACTTTGTGGACGTAGATACTGAAACAAATGATGCTGCGGATATTACTGCTCATATTCCTAAATACATTGAGGGAGAAATTACGAAGCTAGAAGCAAGTTCTAACGAAGATACTATTCTAGCCATCACTGATGATGACCCTACCTCAGTCTACGTTTACAGATACTACTGGCAAGGTAAGGAGAAATTACAAGCTAGTTGGAGTAAATGGACATTTGGGGGCGATGTACTGAGCATCGCTTTTGATAAGTCAGATATTAATATGCTTATTAAGTACCCAGATGGTAAGATTTGCTTAGAAAGAATGACATTATCTACAGATGAAACTGTAGACATCACTTTAGGTGGATGGGAAATACTACTAGACCGCAGGGAAGAGATTACTGACCCTGGCTCTGGTTTTACACACCCAATCTTCTGGGGTGATACTAATGAAACTTATGTAACGGATAAGGGATTATTAATTCCTACCAGTAAAATTCAATCCGAATTAGATGCAGGTAATCGTGTCTTTGGAGGAATACCTTACGCCTTCCGTTATGTCTTCTCAGAACAAGTTGTTAGGGCAGGTGAAGATACCATTAACCTTGGTCGTTTGCAGATTAGAAACTTGAACGTTGTTTACAACGATACAGGCTTCTTTGAAGCAGAAGTTAGACCTAATGGTTCAGTCAACACTGCTAATCGTAACAAGTACCTCACCCAGTTTACTGGGCGGTTGGTAGGCTCGATTACTAACATACTAAACCAACCCGCTATTACGGATGGTACATTTAGAATTAACGTAATGGCAAATAGTCAAAACTTAGAAGTAGAACTTAAGAGTTCCTCACATCTGCCTTGTGCATTTCAATCAGCAGAGTGGGAAGGCTTCTACAATATAAGGTCACAAAGAGTATAAATGAAAGCACACTATAGACCAACAGAGTTGGATGATGTGAAGTATGTGGCAGAACATTTAAGCAAGGAAGACCAGGACGAGTTATATGCCTCTTTAGGTATGAGCAATTACTCGGCTCTGTCTTGGTCTTTTGCTGTTTCTGTTGAATGCAATTCAATCATCATGCCAGACGGTACTGTTGGAGGAATCTTTGGTGTCTCAAGCCCACACAAGGGAACGGGATGCCCTTGGTTAATGGGTACTGACCGCATTCCTGAAATTTCTATGACGTTTTTAAAACAGTCCAAGAAATGGGTGGAAGAACAGAACAAGAAATACCCGTTATTGATGAATTATGTTGATGTACGCAACCAGAGAGCAATCGAATGGCTCAAGTTTTTAGGTTTTACGTTCATCAAGCGCGTAGAAAAACACGGACACGGCGAGAAGCCGTTTTTCCAATTTGTGAGGATAGATGAATGTGTAACCCAATAATACCCGCCGCATTAGCTATCGTTTCAGGAATCTCAGAATATCAAACAAATTCTGCAATTGCTAAACATAGCAACAAGGTTGCAGACGCTCAGATTGAAGCAGCTATTATGGGTCGTGACAACGAAGCCCGTATGTTGAATGCCCGTGAGGGACAAGAGCAAGACGCTATTGCTGATAAGAAGATGAGTGACAAGCTCCTAGCTCAGAAGGCTATTGAGAAACAGAAAGTACTCAATGCTGAGACAGGTGCCGAAGGTCGCTCCATTGATTTGAATGTTATTAATAAAGAGAACGAACTTCTCAAATATGAAACAAATGTAAACCGAACCATTGATGACATCAGTACAGCTTTTGCGTTCAAACGTGAAGGTCTCTACTCGAAGTTACAAGGTCGTATCATGCAAGCAGACTCTGGTCGTAAGGCTAAACCAAGCTTGGGTGCAGCTATTGTTAAGACGGCAGCAAATGCAGCTATGGCTTATGGTTCTGCTAATGGTGGCTTTGGTAATGGCACTGCATCATTCGGTGAGAACATGAGTAGTTTCACATCTGATATTTCTAATTTCAGTTTGCCTACATTTGAGATGCCTACATTTGATTTCTGGAGTGGTACATAATGGCGAAAAAAAGATTAAATGTTGAAGATTTAAATCTAAGCTCAGGAATTACACCAAATATTACACCTGTAGATACATTTGCAGCCCCTGTTGCACCTGACTACCAAGATATTAAACGTAATTCACTGTCTACATTTTTAAATCAGTTAACACCTGAAGTAACTAACTTTACTCGTAAAGAACTACAGCTAAAGGCTAAGTTAGATGCTCAGAAAGCTATGGAATTTGATTTCCAAAGTAATGGTCTCATTAATTATGCTGAGGCACGAGAAAAAGGTTTATTGGACGTTCGTTCTGACCCAACTGTAAAACTTGCCTATAATGAAGCATTAGGACGCTCTGCTGCTAAAGAAATTAGGGATGAGATTCAAAACAATTTTAATGAAAATTTTGAGTCCTATAAGAAGCTATCTCCAAAAGCTTTTAGTAACTGGTACACAGGTATGGTTGCTCAGGGTATGGAGGCAAGGCAGGATGTATTAGAGGGCGTAGGTTCTAAAGGTGAACTAAGACGTATTCTAGATAGCCATGCTAACCAGATGCGTAACACGCACAACCAAGCTAACTTTAAGTATGTACAAGAACAGTTAGAAGTTAATTTCTACGGTAGTCTTGAGTCTACACTTGAAGGTGTTGACCTAACAGACTCCAAAGCAATCTCTGATGCACTAAACGTTCATAATGATGATAAATTTAAGAACCACTCATCTTATACTGGCACAAATATCAATCAATTTACTGCTGCTTATCTATCTAATTTAATTAAGTTTAGCCGTAACCCTATAGAAGTAAAAGCGATTGCCGAGGCTGTTCCTAATATTAAGGCAGGCTCTGGTACATTAGAGAATACTAATTATTGGAAGTTTCAGGCGCGGGAGATTGAAACCCAAGCTTATGAGAAATTAGATTCACTTAATACTAAAATATATCAAAAAGAAGCCCGTAATAGAGCTATAGACTCTCGTAACTTAACTGAGAAGTTTGTGGATGCTTATAATAATGGGCAAGATATTAGTGAATTAGAAATTGATGGAGCTGAATTTAGTAGCTTAAATGATGCTGAAATCCTAGAAATTAGAAATACAGCGGTAAGGCGTGTATCTATTGAACGTCCTATGACGATGGAGAGACGTATTATATTGAATGAAGCACTAGAGGATTATTCTTTAGTTGAGCTTGATGATTTTATCACTGATGTAGCAACAGGTAAAATTAAGGAGATAGGTGGCTTAGAGATAACTATGTCTGACCTAGAAGTTCTTAAAAGTACTGCTAGTTGGAGATATAGTACTAACTCTAGAAACATTTATTCAGACCTTAATTTCAAAGAAATGAATAATACGTTGAAGACTGACTTCTTTGTTTCTGAAGGATTAGATGGCGCGTTTGCATTTGCCAAACCTATGCTAGAACAAAAATTCAGAGAAGCACAAACAATACTACAAACAAAGTTTATTGCAGCAATGCAGGACAAGGCTTTGTTACAACAATACTTTACAGATGGTAAATTTGAAGAATATCGAAATCTACCTCTGACTGATTTGAAGAATATTCCTAATGTGTTGCGACATATTAGAGAGAATATGTACAACTCAGTAATCGATGAACTCGGTGGTTTTCCTCCTGAATCTCGTGGCTATCTAAAGAAATTTGGTAGTAACACAACTGGTACAGTAAATAGTACAAGTAACAACAATTCAGGTACTATTGATTTAACTTTAAACCCTAAATCTAACGCCACTACAGTAACAGTTACACCTATTGATTAATAATTGGACATTGCGATGGCGAATTATCTATATGAATTTAAAGACGATGA